CAAAACTCACTCAGAATTGATTAATATATCGCATTTATCAAAACTATTCATTTAACATTCATTCAGATTGTACTGATTTTAATATCATTTCAATCTATATGAAGTATAATTCAATTGAATACTTATAAATTATTATATCCTTTTTAAAAATTTATATTGTCTGGCATGGAATAAGTTTTGCGCATCTTTTCTGGTAGATGCTTTTCATACATGCCGAATAGAAGATACATAGCTGCAGAAGGCAATTGAGTTGTTAAACCTGCCTGATTCTGAAGAGGAACTTTTAATTCACTCGTTTTATCGAGTTCAATATATCCATCGGCACGCTTGGCCGGGCTTAATTTTATGGCGCTACAAAGATTTTTACATTCATTATTATCGATTCGGATCCGGGGAGTGTTATGAAACTCTTCACCTAGTAAAACAGAAAGTAAATTGTAATGCTCATAGTGATAAATTGTTCGTTGACCAAGGTTTTTAAGCTTAACAATCCATCCATGCTTTTCAAGTTCTGACTTTAATATCCTGGCATCGGTATCGTTGAATTGCTTTTTATATTTCTTTTGATTTGCGGCCCTGTCGTAATATAAATCGAGATGTTTATTCGGTCGCTCTTTAAAAAACTCAGTAAAGAGTTTAGCCAAATCGGAGTGTTGCTGTGGATTATAAACAAAGAATTCTTTAATGAAACGAAATTCATTTTCCTTATACTTTTCCTGACCTACAAGTAACGAAGAAAAGAATCCGGGATCATACCCTAATATCAGTGGTTTATTTTGGTCGTGATATTTTAAGTACCTGCAGGTAATTTTGAATGACTCTGTAAGCTCAAATTTCAAAATCGAATCATAAATATAGCTATCATCAAACTCATGCTTAGTTTCATCGTAACGACCGAAAAACATATCGGTTACTTTCTTTCTACGGATGTTGCCAATTGAGGTTAAAAATTCTTCTATATCGAGTGCATCGAATTGCGTTTTAAAATAATCATATCCGAGCAGGTCCTTATTAACAAAAGAGCTTGCACGCAGAAAGTAAATGGCATTCTTACGCATTACATTCAATAAAGGCTTCCAGCGATGTATTACTCTTCTGTTTTTGACAATATTCTTATCACGTAATATTTCATATTCAGCCTGGTTAATTCTCAATGCAACATTGGCTATATCGTTAATCAGACTCTCGTCCATTAATTTCTCATAAGATTCGAACCATGCATCTTCGCCTAAATCAATTCTGGCAACATCAGACACTCCGGTAATACCCTGATATAAATGAGATCTCCTTGACAAAGGCAATCCATTGCGAAGCGCTGGAATAATCCTCGATTTAAACTTTGATCCCTTACTATGTTTCATTTCTTCGATGAAGGCATGCACTCCGGATGCCCCGGCAACCGACTCAGGCTGATCGGTAGCTGCCAGCTGAAATACATGCCCGGTATGCATGATTATACAATGCTTTGGATTTTCCATTTCGTATCGTGGACGCAGAAAATGCTTTGGAATGAACTTTGTCCCGATCACATAATGGATACCTTCCTTCATTAGCGGCTTTCTGCTTTCGCCCTGTGGCTCGTTAAATGCTGCAAGTATGGTGGGAATAACATTCGTCATAAGGCTTATGTATGTCGCATGACAAATAAACGATCGCTCCTGCGGCATTTCATAGCCAACCCTTATCATTCGTGGTGCAAATATGCCATGCGTTTTACCGCCTGCCCTGGCTATTTCGTTAATAGATATTTTAGCATCAATCAAATTGACTTTTATCTGCATTTTGTTCATGTAGATATTATCAATATGTTGTTGAAGCTGCGACTTATCTACTTCATTCATTATCTTCAATTATTTCAGCATCTTCAATATCGGCATCGTGTAATATCTGCTTCTTCTCTTTATCGCTTATCGGTAAATTATCGATCATATCGATATACTTACCATTCTTAGCCTTTGTAGCTATATCGAGAAGACTGGTTTTTACAAAGCCCAGATCCTCGGCTTTAATTTTATACCCAACAATTAAAGTCGGTCCCTGCAGATCTTCCGGATTTATTCTTGTTTCTTTCCGGGTACGGAGTGAATGAGCTTCTTTTATATATCGGCCTGCAGCCTCAAAACGATTATCCGCAATACATAACAGTACAAGCCTGTCATAGTAGTCGGCATAGAAGTCGTCCCAAACATCATTGCTAACATTATTATCGACATGAAAGAATTGAATAGCCTCGTATATACGCCTTTTGGCATGATGAATTGTTTTAATATCAGGACGGCGAATCATAAGTTCTTTTGCTGCCCTGGTAACTGAATTTAATTGACTATGTATTTCGAATGCAGCGCTTAATTGGTCGACAAATATTTTAAGCTCAGGAGATAAAGCGGATGATTCACCTGTTTGGCGATAATGAATAAGTAACTCCGGATCCAGCTTTTCAAGTTTTTCAAGTGAGGTCATAAATTAAAAAGTTCTTTTTTCAACTCGTCTACTTTATATTTTCTTTCCGCATACTGGACATCACGTAATGCTTTAGCGGCATCCATATCAATATCATTATGCTGAAGCTGCCTCGAGTCCAAAATTGTTTTTCGTCTAACTTTCATTACTCATTACCTCCTTCATTAGTTCGAGCCGTGAAGAATGTTTATCATGCTGTTTTTCCCACTTCTTGCGCTGATCATCAGTTATCTCTTTTCGTTTTAAGAAGCTTGAATATCGCTTCACATTATCGCGACATGTTGAAAAGTCGTACAGGAACTGCTCAGGATCGTCCTTTCGCAACTTTGCCAGCAGTTGACGAACTGAAAAGAATTTAATTAGTGGATGTTTACCTCTGAACTTACCGGTATTATTTAAGGTTTCGAGCTCAGAAAAGCACAATAGATTACGTATCCTTAACTCAGCGAGTTCTGAAACCAGGTCTGGCGTTGGCGACTTATCCAATTCAGCATCAATTATAACCATTCTACGCCACGTGTTTACCCTGTCATTATAGATTATAGTTGCTTTCTGCACATCCTCATTCTCCAGATTCGTCCAGGTTATCTTCGGGTATTCTTTCTCTTTTGATGTTTTCCTTTTTTCTGCTGTTGTATCGGCTTTTTTTTTGCCTGATCGTCAATATTAGCAGACATGGTGTTTGTAGTTTTAGTTGCTGTTTTCTCTTTCCTGTTTTTAATAATCTCTTCAGGAGTAGCATGATCCAGTAATTCATACAGGATTTCCTTTTCAAGTCGTCCCTGGTTATGCTTCATCAACCCGGTTATAAGGGTTAACGATTTAGCATTCGCACATTTTTTCTTTAATAGATCGATATCATTCAATACGAATTTCGGATCGGTTAATTCCTTCCAGGCTTTATGCTTCATTTTATATTCCATGACATTTTAATTTTGAGCTAATGTATTTTGCATTGCAAATTTTTAAAAGGACACTTCATAAGTAAAAAAGCCCGATAGAATCAAACTATCGGGCTTTCATTCATGAAATGAACCTTACTATAACCTATCCTATGCAGTTTGTACCCTGGAGCCTAATACTTCAACCAGAGTTCCTGTACCCAGAATTTTAAATGATATTCTGCTTCCGGCGTTGGCAGTCCAAGTTCCGGAATCAGTCAAAATGAATACTGTATTATCAGCAATGAGCGATGGATAAGCTCCGCCAGAACCGATAATATCAATAACTCGTCCGACATCTGCAGAAGCTAAACCACTAACTGTTGCGATGGTTGCTGCCGAAGCTGTACCAGATGTTAACTGGTAAGTCGGATTCGACGTTACAGCCAATTCAGTTGCATTTGCTGCAATAGTTTCCGGAGTTGTAGTTGTTAAATTACCGGTATACGTCCATTGCATATCGAACCACTTATTCTGAAAGGTAAACGGAATATACTTTCCTTCTTTATCATTCTTGCGCTCATAGCTTTGAAGAACCATAGGTTTATCAATATTACCCAGAATGCGGTAAGCATTATCACTTACATCCTTATATACAATTATAAACTTACCACCGGCATGATCGCGAATGAATTTCATTAGTGATGTTGTATTACCTCCCATAATAAATGCGAACGTATTGGTTACATCAGTAGTAACTTCGCCTTTTGTACCGGTTGTTTTGTCCTCCACTGTATTATCTATTGCCTCAAAGTAGTGCCAGTACTCCCCTGTAAGTAATGGGATTGTACCCACTTCACCACTACCGTTTGGCGATGGATAAGTAACATCGGGATCAACTTGATGTACTTCTACCAACCAAACTTTATAAGCAATTTGGTTAGGAGACGTTTCACGATCAGACAGATAAGGAATATTACCAACAGCAGCCATTGTAGCATAGCTAATACCTGTTCCGATTTGTGCATAAATATCGAACTTATCAGCCGATGGACTAGTGATATAATCAACCACCATGCAAGCAGCAAAAATTGCCAGAACAGTGATCATAAACTTAAACTTGATTTTATTCTCAGCAAGTCGGATCCTGTTCTCTGAATATAACAATTGTTTTTTATTCATCTTTTTTACGTATTAAACTCTCCGGATCTCTCCGGAGAGTTAGTTGGTTTAATTACTGGTTAAACAGTTGTTGTATTCGGTTGTAATAGTGTATTGATGGTGCGTGTTCCGGCAACACATCTTTCAAGTTCCAGAAACTTGGTACCTGCACTATTCAAAATTACCATGAGATAATCTCCAAGTGTAGTTGGAGTATATGCTGCAGTTATTTCACTGAATTTACCTGACTGTGCCACTGTAGAAGCATTGGTAACACCTCCGCACTCTATAGTATATGCTACACCAGCTTTAGCACTTGTAATATCAGTAATAATAGTGCCACCTGAATTATTGATGGTTTTGAACATGATGTTCGCTGTTCCAACAATAGTGGTAGCATCAGCCAGGAGAGATGTAGCCGGCCAGTTCATAAATATCGCCTGGTTAGCTCGTTCATCAGCTTCAAGCAAAGCGCGGGTTGTAAATTTCTTTCCGCTATATGCTGCAGATGTTCCTTCTTTCCAAACACTCCATGCCAATACGGTTTCGAGGCGCTGCTCGAATTGTATTTTCGACATTTCTCCAGGCAGATATTCAAGTTTCTGAATGTTTCCCGGATCGGTAACAAACATGAATTGCAGCTGGCCCATATTCGGGATCCAGATAATGGGAGTACCATCATCTTTAATGGTAGAATCAATACCATTGAAATCGAGCTGAACGGCATATTTTGCACGGTACCCATTGGCATACCATTTTTTATGGTTCAAGTTCAGATAAATTGCTTTACCTGTCATTGATGGAATAACCTGCTTCACTTCTTCAACAAAAGCTTCAACAGCATCGATCATTACAGTACCCGATGAATCATATTCAGCATAAGCTGCATCATCAAACGGATATATTTTATGCTCATGCACGTATCTTTGCAAAGTGTATATAACACCGGTTGATGCTGTCAAAACATGACCTGCAGTTCCTGTTTCGGGTTTAACATAAATACCGGTAATAGCACGCTGATATTTTTCCATTGTCAGCTTCGTGGCAATGTTCAATACCATCCATTCGATCATATTCCATTTTACCGGATCGGATCCGTTAGTATTCAGATATCCAATGTACTGTCGCTCGATCCACTTCAACGATTCAAACTGCGTCTTCATCATAGCATCGTCGACGTATCCCATTTCTGGTTTAAGTTCGAGTGAACCTTTGAAAACTTCGCCGGATTGGTATGCCTGTGAAAAATCGCCCAGGAATGCATTCGTGATAAGTTCTTTATCCTGCACACCATATCGGGTAGGGAAAATATCTTCAACAGAAGGAAGTGCAATAATGCGTGCGATAAGTTCATCCTGACGGCGGACTACAAACTGAGCGCCCAGTCCTGCTCCGGTTAGCCCGGTATAAGTTACTACATCGGTCGAGAGTTTTTTCAGCCCTTCTTTATTGAGAAGCCCCTGCTTATGCAGATTGACCATGCGCAGATGGGTCGATTGTCCGTAATTTCGGACTTCCATCCGGAATTGTTCCTCGTCCTGTGCAGAAGGATCTCCTTCTCGTTTTCGGGCGATGAATAATGAATTCCATCGTTTCGACCTGTCATAAAGAGGATCGGTGCTTCCGAATAAATGGGTATCGGAGTGGCCAATACCATTTATATCTATGGAAATATTCACCTTTTCAGGCTTGTCTTCTTCCACTGTCTTCGAAAGTTTTTCAACTTTATCCTTCAGATCCTTATTCTCTTTCACAATGTTCTCAACCTTTTCTGTCAGGTTAACATCAGTTCGATCAGATTCCTGATCGGGAGCTGAAGAGTTTATGATTTGTAGAGCAGCATCGCGGTCGGTTGCCTTTCTTGCATTTTCGGCATCAGCAGCCTGATCTTCATGTATTTCAACTCCATACTTTTCCTTGTAAGCGGATTCTATCTGAATCCAATCTTCATCGGTAAGCGTTTTACTCTTTGCTTTATCAATAAAGCCCAGAGCTTTCATGATTTCGGAAAATCTCTTTTTGAACATTTTTTTATGATATTAGATTTAACAATTTATTTCGTGATACTATTTTTAAAGCAGTTGCTTTCTGCTGTTCGATCAATTGCATGGCTTTGTTCAGGGCGTCTTCAATGGTTATTATACCATCGATCAATCCTTCATTCACTGCTTCTTCAGCATACCAATCCTGCCCTCTCCACAAGTCTTTTGAACCGTTGGAAGTTTGTGGCCTGGCATTCTTAACTGCGCTGATGAAATCGGCAGCAAGCGGGTCAAGTTCTTTTGTGATGAATTCTTCTGGTTTTCCATCGAGCATATCATTTATTCGTTTATTTTTCAGATCGGATTGATGTGCATAATGCTCATGCCACTTTAATCCGGCCATTTCAAAATAGGGTTTCAAATCCCAAAATGCGCACATAGTACCAATAGAACCAATGGTATCGAACCTGTTGCCACTGAATATTAATTTTGATTTACATGCCAGGTATAATGCAGCGCTGCACATATATTCCTCGCTGAATGCAACAACGGGCTTTGTTAAACTGCCCATCACATTATAAGCGATATCGAGCATGTAGGCATCACCGCCGCCACTGTTTACATATAAGAAATGCGCGCTAATATTTGGGTTGGCATCGGCCGCTTTTAGATCGTCGATGAATTGGCGTGTACTAAAATACCAACCCCAATCGTCGTATTCACTAAATATAGTTCCGACAATCCGGTGCAGCGCTATGGAATTTTCGGCGATATCAAGATCATCGAAGTTTGTAGTAAGCGGAAAATTAAGATCTGAAAGTTTTTTCTGTAGATCCTGCGTTTTATCGGCATACTTGGGTGGTTCAAAATCGTTATTCTGAATGGTATAAATATGGGCCAGCTCCGCCATAAGAGCTTCGCTGGTTATAAATAATTTTGATTGTACAAGTTTGCTGAGTACTTCATTATAATGCATAGCGCTATGAATATTGCGCTATGTTAATAGTGTTTTATTGGCTTTAAAAGGACTCTAAAAAACCGACACAGTGCTTTGTCTGGTCATATTTAGCAGATACCTATCGGTATGGGTAGTAATATAAAATTGCACGCCATTGTCTAATGTACCCCAAATATATTCGGTACCGGCTACGAATAATTTAACAATGAGAGGCCGATCCAGGAGCGAATCGATTATTGCTTTAGTAGTTATAATGATAGGCTTTAGCGATTGATCGAAACCATCGAAAGATTCTTTGCTTAAAGCTTGTTCTTCAAATTCGAGTTCGTTTTCAGTATGATATTTATACCATGTTTTACCAGCCAGTAACGTAATAACTCCATTCTCGAAAGATTGAATATCGTGTACTGGGATAAATTGAATTCTGTTAGCAATTTGAGTATTCATAATTTACTGATTTGCAATGTTTTGGAAAATAAGGACACAATAGGGACACAATAAGGACACAATGAGGGCAAAAACTGGCCTAGAAGTGGGGAAAATTTTTTTTCTTTTTTTTGCTACGAATTTATTTTCATCGTAATCTTCAAATTGTTTTCGATATCGCTGGTATATTCTTTTGATGGAATCGTAATTTATTTTATCAAAGCAGATGTTATTATCATCCATAAATTTTACAATACCATATTTGAACTGCCATTTGTTTTTTTCGCCCAAACAATTCTCATTCATATAAATAATAAGATGAGTATAAAACAGACCATAGAAGAAAGCGGAAATGTCTGAAAAATTATCAGGACTTATATAACAGTGCTGTCTGGCATCCATTATTTTATTATAGGGAAGCTCGAAGAGAATTGTATCGTCAGATGCCTCCGGAGGTTTCCAACCAATAGGACGGCGAATAATATAGCGACTGAGCATCGGGTAAAGCTTATTAGCCATGGTAGCTTTAACTGGCTCTGTGCCGCCGTGTGAAAAAACTATGTAATCTTTGAGGTATGGTTTTGTTTTGACTGCAACAATAATGCCTGAAGACATACGCGTTTCTTGTAAAGATAAATAATTGTGTAGAACAATGTTATAATGTAGAACAAAGAATAATGAACATATCATACAACCTTTAAATGTCTTACAGGAATATTGTCAGATTGCTGTTGTGGACGTTTAATTACAAGTTCTTCCGGACGGAGATGTTCATAATAGTTCTCGGTTGTTTTCACATTTCGGTGGCCTAATACTTTACTTAAGTGCTTAATGTTTGTTTCACCAGCCAGACAATGAGTGGCAAACGAATGTCGTAAATCATGTACCCTTATATGTTTTTTAATTCCTTCGCGCTTTAATGCATTTTCCAAAATATTACGAACCGATGTGGCTGAATAAGGAGTATTCTCTGAATCACTTTCGAATAAATAGGTTTGCGGGCGGTAAGCCCGGTAATATTGTTTTAATAACTCAATACAGCGTAGACTTAATGGAATGGTGCGTGCATTATGGTGCTTTGCATTACGAATTATCAGATGCGGATTACTACAATGGGTACGAACATCCATAAGCCTCATATTTAATAACTCGGAGCGCCTAAGTCCGTTATCGTAAAGTGTGAATAGAATAGCCCTGTGTTTCAGGTTTTTTGTACTAAATATTACCCTCTCCATTTCATCGACCGTAAGGATATCAGGAATAAATACTTCTCTTTTGGGCCGAGGGAGATTAACAGGATGCAGTTTTTTATGTTCGGAAATAATAAAATACAGGCGTATTGAATTAACAACCTGGTTACGATAGCTATCAGAATAATGCTTGGGGATGCGCGTAATGTAATCCTGAATTTCCTGTTGCGAGATCCGGCCGCTATCCTTCTGAATGGAATTGAAGAACCGAAGAAGGCAATGCCGATAAATTTTAACAGTACTATGTGCCATATTCTTAGCTTCCATCCATCGTACAAACAGATCAATTTTTTCTGTATTTCTCATTTTCAGAAGTATTGGTATTACTGGTATTTTAAGATCATGCGTTTATTTGTATGTTAGTGGCAATGCTAAAAACCGCACCGCTTACAGGAAATCTCGTAATATTTTTGTTCTTTTTCAATCCCGATAAATTTACGGTTAAGTTCTTTTGCAGCCAAACAAGTTGTACCACTACCCATTGTGTTATCTAATACCATGTCGTTTTCGTTGGTATATGTGATAATAAAGTATTTCATCAAATCTAACGGTTTTTGTGTTTTATGTAAATTGCTCGTTTGTTTATCGGTTTTAAATTTTACAATACTTCGAGGGTATCTTGTTGTGCTATCGTAATCATTCACTTTATCAGCATATTCGTTGTTGTAAATATTATCTGTGTCATTCCGTCTTTCAATACAAGCAGCTCTGTTTTTTGCCTTACTTACTTTTCTTACATGTCCTTCAGTCATTATCGGGTTGTAAGTAGGTAAATTTTTATAAAACACCAATACATTCTCATGTGCTTTCATCGGCATTTTCTTTGCGTTCAAATGTCCAGTTGCTTGCGTTTTTTCCCAAATCCATTCGTAACGTAAAAGTTTTAAATTTGAACAAGCCAACACTTTATCAAAGGGTGCTTGTGCTGTTAATATTATTGCACCATTGTCTTTAATAATTCGTTCATATTCAATCCACAATTTTGGTAAATCTATTACAGAATCCCAGCTACAATTTGTCGTTCCATAAGGCAAATCACACAATATTAGGTCAATACTTTTATCTTCAATATATTTTGGCATAATTTCCAAACAATCACCGAGATACAAAGCACTGCCACTAACACCGTGTATAAAACATGGTGGGGTTTCTGCTATATTTGAAGTTTCGTTCATTCTATTAAGTTATTTATAATTTGATAGTTATGTGGTTTCTATCCCACCACGTTTCATACACAAACCGTTATGGTTCATGCTAAGAGTGCATATAGCGAGCAACATTCTTTTCATGTGCAATCGCCCTATCCTCGTTTAAATCACTTTGTATTACTATTGTAAATTGAAAACAATATGTAAACCAATTTACACCCCAATTTCTTGTAAATGACCAAGCTTGTACATTTTTTGAAAAATGAAATTTAGGCAACAAATCAATAATTCTGAATCCAGCCACCCAACTTTTGTAGAAATAAAATTCTCTTTTCATTTTAATATAATTTTAAATTTAACAATCTGATTAACAAAGCACGAAACCATAACACACGGTATAAAACAAAGCGGTTTCAGTGCTATTTTGAGGCTTTGTAGTCCGTTTAAATCTTTTTGTAGTTAGACAGTTAATCGCTCGCATTCCGCTTCGATTTCATACCGTCAAACGGAGGCAACTGGTCAACTTCAATTTTCTTGATTTTTTCAGGGTCAAAAAGTGTGTTTTCCAATCTTTCGATTTTACCGTTAAGAAGCTGTTGTTCTTCTATAACTCTTGCTTGCCAATTTTCCATATACTTTTCGGATTTTTTAAGGCCGTCCAAGCCGTAAATCATTAAAAACCGAACGGCTAACACTGGCTAATATGCAATAGCCGTTTCGGTAGTATTTTGTAGTGCAGTAGCCCGCTTGTAGCTCGATTTGTCTGTCGACAAATCTTCGCCCGCAATCGGCTACTGCATATAGCCTAATTCGTTGGGGCTAATTGCCATACGGTACGTGAACTTCATTTAAATTTTTTAAATGGTTAATAAACATATTTATTTCATCTCTAAGTAGTTCCATTTTCCTTATAAAATCTTCCTTAGATTCATCTGAAGTTATGTGAAGCCTTAATTTATTTTTACAATCAGAAATTTCAAGAAACATCTCCTCGATTAATTCACCCTTATATGTTATATCTCCATTAAAAGCAACTACCGATCCTGTGGAATCAGATTTTAACGGATTTAACCAAGTTCTACGATTATACATAAAATTTAAATTCTCATTCACTCAATTAGCCCCAAACGGTATTTTTATTTTTAAATAACTTAAATTATATAGCTCAGGATTCGGGGCAATCCATTTTATAATTAAATATAAAGGGGAAGAACTCCATGCTGTATTCCAACAAGCGTTTGGTTTAAATTTTATATCCCAGGCTTCAGTTGTCATTGTTGATCCTACATCAATCATATGGAGCCACGACCTGTCGGAGTTGGAGATTAATAAGTTATAGGCATACTCATTTTCTCCATACTCGAATAAAGCATCTAGTAAATAGAAAGCCACGAAAGGGCTACAACCCATCCCTTTTGATTTGATAAATTCGATAACCCCGCTAATCAAACTATCAGGAACTAACCCGAATTTCAATGCGAAAAGATTAGCATGCAATGAACAATGATTAGACCCAATACCATCGACATATTTACCATCCTTTAAAAAAGACTTATTAAAAACAATCTTTCTAAGCTCAATATTAAATGTATCTGAATAAAGCTCATTCCAATATTTCAACGCCTGGTAATGATATGCGTTCTCAACTGTGTTATATTTCTGAAAATCATAGGCATCATTCATATTGCCAGGCCAGTCCACCATATCCTTTAGCCTGCTCCCCGCCCGACCTTTATAATGAATTGATTTTAAAAAATCATCTGTTTGGACATATGTAGAGATTAGCAGACTTGAATCTTCCAACCCTATCAATGTTTTAGGAAATAAATCATCTTTATATTTATTTAAAAATTCATTATCCTTTGTCTGCTGATAATATTCATACGTCAAAAAGACACATGTCATAACATACTCCGTGGGCCATGTAGATTGATAAATTAATTTTTCGAGTGTTGTTTTGGCAGGTGCTGGATCATTGAAACACGAATACCAACCAAGACTATGAATATAACTGTCTCCCTCATATAATTGACGTTCCCTTTCAGAACTAGAAAAATCCCCATTAAATGTGTTAGCTAATATTGTCCATTTACACAAATCATATATCTTATTCAACCGTTCATCGGAACAACGAAAATAACTATCATTCCAATCAACATCATAATACAATGCCTGTTGTATTATATCATTAACAATTATATTTGAATCGAATGATATTTTACACGATCTAAACGGAGTTACCTCTCGGCTGTAATTTAATTTTTGACTATTTGGGTATCTAGGTATATGTTTTGGGATATCCAAATAATACCACTTAGTGCCACTACTTATCGCTACCTTATAGGATTGTTTTAAGGCCCCATTATTATTGTTAGATATATATGATTCCTCTGATAGAGTTATATTTATTACTTGATCGACATTGGAGGTTATATTTATATCGAGCGTTGCAAATGATGCGTATCCAAAGTCAAATAAATTATCGCCTACCTGCGACCCTTTTATCGGATGATATACCGTCTGACACAATGAATATTGAGAGATACAAAATAATAATATTGATATTGTTTTCATGTATACTCCTAAATGATTTTCTCCAATTCTGTATCCACTGATTTTTCCAGGGCCTTAGCCCTTGTTAATACTTCCTTGGCTTCGGTCCACCGTTTTTGTGAATGAAGTTTGAAGTAATCTTTTTGTGCCAGGCGCATTTCTCTGACCAGTTTAATTATTCTTTTCATATTATTCAGGTATTGATTTTATAAATTTTGTATAACCGTAAACCCATTTATTATCATAGTCGAGCAGGCGTATAGTATCATTCACATTAAATGTTCCATATAAATTCCTTACACGGTAAAACTTTATACCGGCAGGCGATTTACAATAAACAAATGGATCCTCCCGCTTAACTACTATCAGAGCTGGTGTATGATTATAATAATGGTAGTGCGATGCTTCCATTTTATCTGCAACTCCGCACGAAAAGAGTAATACTGTAAGTAAAATCATTATTTTCATAATCTTAGTCTCCATTTTTCGTATCACGTATTTCATGTAAGCTTTTGAAAATATCCCATGAATTTGGCTTTGTTATTCTGATATGATTTAAAACCAAGGCAATATGTACTACTAGTATAACCATCAGTAAAACAATTCCTACTGCTATTTTTACAGGATCGTTTGTTATGGAACTGTCAGAAATATCACGTAAAATCTCTACTACTTTTAAAAGTATCATTGGCTAATTGTTATTGGTATATTTATAAGGATATTTAATAGGGCTTAATGTCACCACCCCCATTAATGTCACCATTCCACGACTGGCATGGATTGCAGCGGTGACATTAATAAGGCTTAATGTCACCCGTATCTGATAATCAATTAGTTGCAAGGTGACATTAATATACTTAATGTACACCTTTGGCGTACATTTGATGACATTAATAAGGCTTAATGTACGCCAAATTTCGTTGTTAGAGTAAGCGGGTGACATTATGGCAATTAATTTCGCATACTTTACTAAAAAGTATGTTTTTGTACTATACTGTTTTATCCTTTTATTTATATTCATTTTAAATAATAATAATAAAAGAAAAAAGCTGTCAATTATTTTTTTCATCTCTTTATCCACCATCCTCTTATTAATTTATTTCTCCCGGCCTTAAATCCTGTTTTTGAAAGAAACTGGCCCATTTCCCAGGGGCTCATAAATATTTTAAGTCCGGAGGCATTAAGTATTTGTATAATGTCTGAGGCACTTACCAAATCGCCATGGTCTGCTTCGGCCGGTATAAGTATTTGCTTAATAGCTTGCTTCTCCTCAATAGAATTGAAACATACATACCTGTGGTTTTGTGTCCGTAGATCCTCATAGTCACACTCCCATGATAGTAACCTTTCGTTATTATTTTCTTTTGCTTTCAGGATATCAGCTGCTGCCTGTCCCCATAGCTGTGCTAAATCGATATCCTTCGTGTATTTCTTATAATCAATCCGTCCTTCGATTTCTATCGGGGCAATTCTGCGTTTCATTGCCGCATCATCATCTAGAAGATATCCTTTTTGTTTTTCTCTGTTGGCCTTATTTGTGGATCCTATAAAGTTTACCTGACGTGTATAATCTTCATACCGCTTTGTCTTTTTATCATAACGTTGTCCGCTTTGCGCAGCAATATGAGATTTAAATGATAAGTATCGTTTCCTTGATAGCGGCAACTCATCCCAGTCAATTGCAAATTTTGCACGCGATATCCCCTTCATATCCATGAACGATTCATTTTCTGATATCCGGATATAGTAATCCTGCATATCTGGCAATGAAAATAACCATTGATTGATATAGCTTTTACCGGATCCTCCCATAGGTTCTATCCATAGTAGCATAACATCATTTGCAGATATATGCATTGCCTGACCTGCAGCCTTACAAATCCACTTGTGTAAATATTTACCTAACCTATCCTGGTAAAACCCATTTATTCTATCGCCAAAATCGTAAGCACGAATGCATGATGCTAACTGATCGATTACAGGCTCTCCACGATAGTCGTCAGCTAAACGCTTAAACATTGTGTTCAGCGGATTATATAGTTCAACTACTGTTATATTACGGTTGGACGTATTTAAAAAATATTTAAAGTTGTAAGTTGGAACTCCTTCATCTTCGGCAATTATAGCTAACTCTTCCACAGTATATTTAGTTCCGTCACGTTCAATATCCAGTTGTCCTGATATTTCATTTTCACAAATATTGAATGTGCTAAGAAATTCACGTTGAATTTCGCTTTTTGATAATATTTCCGAATCCTTTCCATCAATATAAGCTCTCATTACAACCGGTGAAACAGTAAATTCTGTGTGCCACCGTTTTATTGCCAGATGCTGCGAATATTCATCGAACCTGGAAAGAAGCTTACAAGCCCTGCGAATTATGTGCATTCTCTTTTCGCTGTGTAAATTCAATTTTATAGCAATGCTATATCGATGCAGGAATGCCTGGAAATTATATAGCTGAACTTCTTTCATATGATAATCCTCAGATCGTTACCGCTTGTAATTATTATATTAAACAGCTCAAATATTCGTGAATAGATACGGTCGCCATAAAACGTGCGTAGATTTGTGCCATTTTCCGATGATAATACCAGGTTTGTTGAACCATGTGTTTTTATCTTTCCGGCGCTCGATATAAATAACCTGTGGCGTTCATGCAATAATGATTGTATCGGATTTTGCTTATTACCAAAATGCTTTACGTCTAATGATTCTATACCTATTTCATCAATATATAAATCATCCGGGCTATTCTGGCGCCATCCCGTTCGGAATTTATCAAGCGCTTTGATACCATCCTGTTCAAAAGCCGATTGTATGGCATAGGAGTTTATTATCCGGTATTGCTTGGATGGATTGTAAATGCGCGAGAATGTCTTAAATAGATACTCGAAAACAAATGTTTTGGACCTTCCGGTGGGACCAATGAGTAGTATGCCTTTATTCAGACTGAACTTAATATCGCCCTGTTTTGTCTCGAGGCCGTATTTTTCAAAATCGGGATCATCGGTAAAGTAGAGAATGAGCAGCTTATACAGCCGCTTTATACCATCGTCAATTATCAACTCCCTGTGCTGATTACCTAAATACCATTGGGCAATACGCTTTACTTCGAAAGCGTATGTTTCATATGGTAATTTTTCCGGAGAAGTCGGCTTTATTGACATTATCTGTTTTTTCGGTACGTTTTGGAGCAACATAGTTCATGTATTTTGAAACCATTTCAGCTTTTAAAATCCACTTCGGCGATAATATGCCGGAGCTTTCAATAACATAAGGATCCGTGAGTGCATTTCGCACAGCGTTCAGCCGTTCAGTTAAACTATAATCGTAAACGTATTTATAGAAGAGCTCCCTGCTATCTGTATCAGGCTTATATTTTTTACCCGTTATTTTGTTGAATCCTTCTATGAATTCGATGTATTGAGTTTTAGGAGAGAGTCTGGATTCTATCGAAAGAAAAGACTCTTTAACTATCTTCTCTTCCTCATTTGTCAACAAGCCAAATTCAATAAGTCGATTCAATACTTGTTCTAACTGCTGCATTACTGATTGTTATTAGAAGGCGTTTTTGACATATATGGTTTATTCTCGGCGAATATCTTTCGGATTAATTTTTTTAATTCCGGGATATCTTTGATCGCCATCTTAATATCATCTTCGGAAAATACGCGCATTACTTCAGTGGTTTTGAAGTAAGTATGGCATATAAATTTGTTCCTTCGTGTTCGGTTGCCTGGGATGCAATATGAAATGCTATTGTTTTTTCAGTGATGGCCAGGCTTTCCATTATTTTATGAACCGTGGCAGAGTTGTTTAGCAATAACGCTTTCCGTCCTTTAGACTTGTTGTACTCCCGTAATTTAAAACCATCAATGCTTTGGGTTTTCATAATGTACCAATCCTTCGGTCTGGTTTCGTCCTGTAAAAAGTAAACCCGATCACCTGCTTTTGCTCCGATGATTTCAATTGATCTTTTCGAAAGCGCAATTACACCCGATTCTCTGCGTATACGTATGGTTGCTGCTCCGATTTTTACTGATCTACAGTTACTTTCGTTATAGATTATTAGTTTCATAGTATTGAATTTATAAGGTTTCAAATGGTATTGAGCGTTTCTTCAGAAGTTCGAAGCGCGATGCGGGTATATCCTGCAAATGCTCTCCGGAGTAACTCGGGTACGGGCCCATATATGCGCAAATACTAGGTCGTCCGTTTCGAAAGATTATTATTTCGCAACGTTCCGAGTTTGTTTTTATCAATTTTTCATGATGCCCCTCGAGGATAGCCGTGTAGTATTTATAATTATCGCTCATAATTCCCGTTTTAAATAAACATCGGTATTGGTATGCTGATATATTTCTTATGCTGAAGTATTCTGATATCCTTGTCTGTCAGCTCCTTTTTTTGTTTTCTCAGGCTTAAAATTCTCATGTTGATCTCATTGATCTTACGAATTGATTCAACATCGATGTGTTCCATAAGATAATCACGCCGGGCCTCCAGTTCTTTTAAATGAGTTCTGCGGACCATGTTATAGGTTTTAATAGGCATGTTATCAACGTACTGTTTTACAGGCTTCGGCTTTGTTGTGCTTATATTATTATTTATAAAAGAGGATGGTTCGTCTGCTTTTTCTACTTTACACACAAAGCTATTCAGCAATGATTTATCGTTCTGCTTTATAGCTTTATTCAAAATGGACATATTGTTTGAAAAATCCCTTTCAGTTAAAAGGTGCGCATTAACCATTTTGATTGCATGAATAACAGAGGCATGATCTTTTCCACCGATATAGTGGCCTATTATCCATTGGGGCACCTTCTGACTATTGAGTTTAAAAAAATACGAACAAAAATACATCGCTACATGTCTGGCATCCTTCACGTTTCTATGCCGGTCTTTCTTAATCATATCTGCAGGTGTGGTCCCGAAAGCATGTGCACAAAAAGTTTTTATGCGTTCTATTTCAGCTACAATTTCCTGTTGATCTGAACTGAGATCCCATAATTTCCATTTATTCATATTGCATGTGTTTTAAAAACTCCCCCGGAGTAACCCCGTCATAGATATCCGGGGGAGAAATCCAACTAATCAAAAACTAAATGAAACACACAACACTTATATCAATTGCATCCGTACGGCATAGGCCGATGCCTGTGCTGAATTACGGAAACCGAGTTTCTGCATTACATTGTGCCTGTGTGTGGCAACCGTAAATGGCGATATGAAAAGTTTTTCGCCTATACCATAATCGGTTTCGCCGCTGGCAATGAGAGAAAGTACTTCGCGTTCGCGTCGGCTCAGTGCATCTTCGGGTACTTCGCGATTTGTTTTTCCTTCGTTATCGATATCAGGTATGTTATCAAATACAGGATATTCGTGTTTCACATAGGCTTCAAGCTTTTCGTTCTCGTCGGTAATATTACTTATGCCTATGCTTTCGCAGTAAAGTTTTCGCGCTCTCATTTCGCAGCGCAGTATTCTAATAAGATAATAGGGGAGTTGGAAGAAAGGAATAATTTGTCCGCGGTAAATTGCTTTTAGTTCGTTATTATGGACAAATATTTCGGTTGTGCGGCCCTCAGAATCGAGCCCTGCCGGTAAGGTATTCATGGCTGTAGTTAATTAAAGAGTGAAAGCTGGGAGTCGACCAGGAGTTTATCGAGCTCTTTAAGTTCGATACCCGAGCGGGCAATAGCGCCTTTTAATTCCTGTACGCGAACATATCTTTTATCATCGCGCAGTACGTTTTCGAGTTCGTGCATTTCGGCCTCGTTCTGTGCCTTCTGTGAAAGTATTGCATGCCTACGGCCAATGGTTCCGTGGAAGTATTCGTAAAGCAATTCGTAACATTTCATTTGGTATTCCTGTAACGGTTGAGACTCGCTCTTGATGCTGAATAGCCAGCCATAAATGTACTTTTCAGGTAACGCGACCATCTTCCGGAGGCGTAAATCAGCTCCAACCATATGCTGAATAGCATACAGTTGACTAAGTATTTTATGGCTTTTTATGTTTTGCCATTGGCGACTATAGTTAATACCAAGTGCATCACATATTGGCCTTAATGCTACCCAGTACTGGCCATTTATATCAAGAAAAAGAATGGCTTTCCCGTTGAATTCAAGAAACTTTTTTATCGAGTTCTTCATAATGACTTTGTATTTTGGTTACCCTTTTTTTTAATTCAGTTTTTCTCTCAATAATAGTTTCAACCTCCTGAATGATCCGTTCAATTATTTGATCATTCATACCTTTTGGGCGCTCTCCACGGAGAATTTGATCGATATACTGAGGCTCAGTTTCCAACTCACGAGCAAGGCGTATTCTGGCACCCCATGATTCTTTTAACCCTCTTCTCAGGTAAGCAAGTTCTTTTTTACTTAAATTGGTAGTTTTCATGTATTTGAATTGTAAAGCAAATGTTATACATTTATAACGCAATTAATAAGCAAATATATAATATACTATTCAAAAAGTCAAGTATTTTACGCAAAAAGATTCATTAAGTATTCATTTATTTTTTAAATGACAATAGGACAGAGGGTTAGAAGTATATGGAAAGCTTCGCAAATGAGGCAGGAAGAATTTTGTTTAATTATAAATGTATCGAGAGGTATGCTCAATAAATACTTTACTGATGAAAATAAACCTGGGATCGAAGTATTGGAATCGATTATTAAAACATTTCCGGAGATAAACAGTAGATGGCTACTAACCGGCGAAGGCGAAATGCTAAGCAGTGATACTATGAAATCGGGATCCATACAAATAGGGAAAACCTTTCTAGGGGGTAGCGAAGTTAATGAACAGCCGAAGGAATATAAAAAGCCGCTGGACTTGGAGCGTGAAAATTCAAGGTTGAAGGATAAATTCATGAAGACTTTTGATGATTTTAACTAAACCCTTGCAATTGTCGCTTCGCCGAAACGGATCGGGCCGGATCCCTTCTGACTTAGTTTCATATCCATTATAAAATAATCAGTTCCGTTGATGCGATATTTCTTATCCCATTTGAAACTGGTAAATAAATGGTATGGCCAATGTATTTTTGTTTGTGCCTCGCGATACCTGTCGATACGCCAATGAAGATAATTCTTATAAAGCTTTTCATAAATGCCAATCGGCCCACTAATTGAAAGCGATATATCATCGTTTTCGGATTTCGGCAATGGATATCCGTTCACCAACTCTTCCAGAAACAAAGTACGTACGCCTATATTTGTTTTAACTTTTGTGATTAAATGATTAAATGGCTTGTCTAATCTGGGTGTCGTGAAACCATAGCTGAACGGGTGTATATTACCTGTAATTAAGGGTCGCGATTTTATTTCGACAGGAAAACTTCCATCTCCGCTGGTTAACTTCATGAAATTCTCAGAAAACTTAATCCAGGAACCCAGATAAACTGAAGTTGTTTCATTCAATTGACGCGATCCATAATTATAAGAATTCCATACATATAAAATGTTCTGATCGGTTACCAGCCTTACATCACCATCTTCATTATCGGATAATGGTAAATCGGAGATCACAGCCACAGGATCCTTCAATGTATGGTTCTCATTTAATTCTTTGACGCGATCGGAAAAGTATTCATCATCTTCACCTTCATAAGAAAGTGAAAAGCCGGTTTCTTCGGTAAGGTTTTTTTCAGAAATTTGACCCGCATACTGAGTAACATCAGTATAATCATTATCCAGTATAATATTATCAAGACTTACCAGGCGCGCATCTCTACTCATTTCATCATGGATGAACAGGGATCCTGTTTGTCCTTCGATAGCCTCAATGAATTCGAGACAAGTTAGATCCGGCATACAATCGGCCAGTTCAAATGTAAGGATAGGAACAACATGCCTGTTCATTAAGCGGATATTGCCCAAAGAACCTTCAGCATTTTCCAGTTCGCCTTCCTCCATTTCGAATGATATCGTATTTTCATCTCGATCTATATCTGTAATCTGGACTATTCTACCTTCAAAATTCCGTTTTTTTGATATCGTCAGGTTGTACATTTTCATACAATCGTTCACGAGTATTCGGACCATGTCGCCTGATTGCACAGTTAACGTGACTTTTGTTTCTTCAACAACAATTTTTGTAATTGAAAATATAACATTATTATCAAGGATATCTGTAAAGCTTATTTCTGTCACCAACTTGTTTGTCATGAAAAACAATTTCGTCCATGGGATCCCGGTTAAAATATTTTCGGTAAGATTAATTCCAAAGGCTTGTGCTATTTTTTTTAATGCATAAGATACGCTGATCGCCGGGGCAAAATCGTAACCATCACTCCAGTATATTGAACTCAGATTTGGTGGATAAAGATACCCCACTGCATTAATCATATAATTTGGATACACAAAAGGGAAATTATCAAATGCTTTATAATTAGTAACCGGCGGAAAACAAAGTGCAATATCAGGTCCTATACTTATATAGTGATCATCGATTGAATCATAACCAATATCAAAAAAATCTGAACAATCGGCAGTTCCAAAATCAATATCGGTCAGCTTTATGGAGCCTAGTGAATAATTAATTGAGTTCTGGCCAGTAAAAGTACAACTATATATCCCATCGCTATCCTTTAATACCCTAAGCATTCCGCACATACGTACAATGTCCAATACCATAAGTCCGGATATTTCTCTTATTTTGTTATCGCGCGCATTGATATTGCCTGCACGTCCAAACAGGATATCTATTTCTGGCGATGCCCAGATATCAAAAGGCATAGAATAGGTATTAATCCGTTCCTTCAATGGCGATACCATGGTTAATTCAACATCCCCAGGTATATCTATCCTCACATTTGTATCGGTCAGAAAATAAGCCATCTATGCAATTTTTATAATGTATCCTTTGTAGGATCTTTTATATGGGATCCCTGCAATAAAAGTTATCCTAATTGTTCCCGTATCAACCGGGTACCATTCGTAGTGTGTATTAAATACCCGATATCCCTGCGGATCGTATAACACAATCTTTAAGTCAGTACTGCTCAAAGAATGATCGATATCGACCTGCTTATTTATGTCGAGATCCTGGAGCATAATATTTAATTCATGTAGTTGGACGGGGGCAGACTTAACCGCAAAGCTATCGAGGAATGCCAGAAATACTTCATTCGCATCGACTCCTGATATATCCTGATTGATATTTTCGTCGAAGCGGGCATTCACTAATGCTATTAATCCGGCGGTATCGTATTTCATGCCATTTCGTCTATTACCAGGTCGTCGATTATTGCAGATGCCGCTGTTCCGTTTTTTATAGTAAGGCTTGTACCATCAGCCACGAAAGTAATTGTATTAATGCCTGCAATTAAAATCGAATATGTAATATTTCCACAGATCAGTTTAACATTGCCCGACACTAAGTTTAAGGATAACCTATACTCACGGCCCTGCTCAAATGTAACTTCCGGGATAAGTCTAATACTGCTTATACCGTCTTTTGTCATTAATGCCCGTCCGCTTGAATTAACAATTGAAGCTGAGCTAAAAAATGGAATTTCAACTGTATAACCATCAGGAACATCGCCGGTCCATGAGGTAAATGTTGAAGTAAATACATTGGTATACCTGGGCGTTACATTCGCTATCCCCGGATTCCAAATCAATACTCTATAATACCCGTTGCCAGTTACAGGTATAGCATCGTGAAATGTAAATGTGATACTGTTGGCATTGACGATTTGTGCATCATAGTATTCGCTGTAGATAGCTACGCCATTTTCGTTATACATAATAAAATCAGGAAGCCATGTATTCTTGCCATGTGTAACCGTAATAGCAAGCGCTGTAAGCTCGTCATTAGAAATAGTTAATGAATAAGGAAGTAAAGGGGTATCGATATTGGCACAATATTCAATAAATTTCATCCCCAACTCATTGGCCAATGCACCGGTAATTGACTTACGGCCATTGATATTGATGTTTGTATTTATCCAAGTGCGAAATTCAGCATCTGTCATGTTAGGATCCGATTAAAAATGATTCGTTAAAATCGCCATTAAAGTCTCCGTCTACCGGCAAAATAATAGAAGTATCAGGATGCTCTTCGTCGAGCGATTCCATAATTGCCTCGAATGTATGCGGTGAAATATTTATCCCATCGCTTTCATAAACATATTCGTTTGGCTCTATTGTTGCCGGTATGGCCTTGCCTTTTGACAGCAGATACACATCTTCGCTATCGAACAACTCGAGGTAATATTGAGCCCATAATTTAGATAGCGCCCCGGAACTACATTTAATTTTGTACTGGTTGTTATTGGACACTTGTTTTCGTGAGCGATCGGTATCGGTATAGTCAGACGGCAGTTCAATTTCAATAAACTCCTTCTGAATATCTACCGATTTTTCAGCTTTACCGGTTGTGCGCATGCACTCGTAAACTCCAAATCCATTCTTAAAAAACCACCATCGCGCAAAAGGATAAAACTTATAATCCATGATGTAGGTCCGTACTTCTGAAATAGCAACATCGTCGGAATCGGCTAACCATAGGTCGTACTTAATCACCGTTTTACCTGAGTCCTGCTGAATGTCGAGGAATGCAGCCGATAGTTCAACTACCTGGTACTGCGAAGCATTGAATGTAGCAACCAGCGCCGTCGCATTTGTATTATCGGAGTAATATTCTTTTACAAAATATTGAATTCCTGTGGCATTAACTTTTATCGGAAAATATAACAGCTCCGGCGCATATACATCGACCAGTTTATTATTCGGCGCCCAGGTCATGAATATTTTTGTATCGACCAGGTGCTGCCATAGCGATTTTGAAAGTGCATTCAGGTTGGCTTGCTGGGTGCGTGTAATTTCAGCTTCGATGATATATATAATAGCTGTGCGCACCCCGGACGATCGGACTGGAGGTACCCCTTTTACTGCATAACAATAGAATGAAAACTGCTGCGCCAAATCACGAACAGTGTATAATGCGGTAAGTGAAAAATGGCCGCGCTGCTCGTACTTAACCAGCGGTGCAACATCGATATCTTTAAACATTGATCTGTCCGTTGTCTTTGCCAACGGATCTGTTTCATCTTCGAAATATATATCAGACGCAACTTCAATTGCGTCGCCATAATATTCGGGCAGGGTTGCAATTGTGCCGCCTGTTAATGCCAGGTTAACCGTTAATGCCTTTTCTGGCATAATGCCAATATAATGCGGTTCGCCAAGGTTAATCTGCGAAGATGCCTGTATGGTTGATCCGGTGAAATATCCCGATCCGTCAGAGTCTATATAACAAACATCGACCAGACCGACAATATCGCCTGCAGGACTGCGTTCAATAAGCACTATTTCGGTACCTGAATATTCGATATATAAAACTGCATTCAATTCTGTGTCGGTACGCAGGATTAGGGCGATACGCTCAACCCATTGGGCCAGGGTTTCGCCTCCCGATTTTAATGACAATATGGCTTTATATAATGTTAATGGCCAACGGGCACTTTCGGTATTTTGAAAATAGTAATGCACCCCATTATATGTAATTTTTATTGCATAGTCGGTTGTTGGGCCTACGGACCAGACAAATGAAAAAATGCAGTGCTGCTCCGTATTATTCGTGAGCAGCCCTGTATCTTTCACGCCTATTACAATTGGATTACCCGAAAAGCAAAAGGCAGGAGGTACTTTATATATCTCAACGGCCATTTATGCCTTGCTCGGTACTGTTTTAACAAAGTAGCCAACGACTGCGCCAACAACAGCTAACCATAATGCATGCCAATCGACGCTTCCGAGTGTGATAATCGATGCCGCAAAAGATGATATGGCCATGCCGACAGCGATCATTAATCCGCTGATTAAATCGCGTATGTTGAGACCGATCTGAGATGTTGAAGGATAAACCGCATTTTTAGCGACATAGATAAGTATAAAAGCTACAGTGGCTATTACTACATACCAGACATTGAATGATTCGAGATCGGAAAGCATAGTTGCTATGAATCCGATTAATGCCATTATAAGGCCCTTCCAAAAAGCTGATAATTTCATATTTTGCTATTTTTTAAGTTATTTATTGATTTGCGCGCCCTGCGCTTCAATTTTCGTTCATCACGTTTATTCGGCATTTTTTTTATAGCCGACGAAATATCATTTGTAAAATCCTGTTCGCCATTGGGCGAGTTTTTAATCTTTGGCCGGTTGATTTCAATGGTATTATTTGATAGCTTATTCTTTACTATCAAAACCATTGCTATTAATCCGGTGACCATTCCGATTAAAAATGTGCTTATGTATGCCCAGAATTTCTTCATAAAGCAATATTAACTGACAAGCACAGGAGTTTAAAGGACAGGAATTGAGCTTAAGCGCTAAAATAAAAGTCAGCTTTGTGAATTTTAAAGGACTGTATTATCACTGATTTCAATAAATACTTCTTCGTTTTTAAGCAGAGCTGGTAGAATATGCTGGTATAATTGGAGGTATGCAACTGTGGATCCGGAGATCAGATTTTCATTTTCAATTTTACATCCGACAAGGATACAACCTTTAGTATCACGAGCGGAATTGCCAATATGCATGAGAATGTCGGAGAAACCTGGAACATCCATAATTTGCAGCATACCCTTATGAATTGTCAGGAATTTAATTCTGTATTTCTGGCAGTGTGAACCCCACTGTCGAAGCTTGATCCGGTACTTGCCTGCAGGAATACGTGTTTCGCCAGCGATCTTTTCCTCACGGAAAGTATCTTCCATGGTAACAAATGATAAATCGTCGACTGTAATCTTTCCCGTGGTACTTGTACCGTTATCGGTTAAGCGCTGCAGTTTTATTTCCATATATCAACTATTAAAGCAACTATAGATACACCGGATGCTATCAATAATCCTATAAGCCATCGCTGTGATGTTTTAATCCGTTGCGTGGCCTTTAGTTCGCCGATAGAAATAGATTGGACCTCCTTTAAATATTCAACTGATATTAACAGCTCGCCGGTGTTTTTTGATAATATTTTAACGTTTTCTTCGAGACGAATTACCGTTTCGTTTAACCGAGGCACTGTACCTATCAGTGTTTTTAAGTCAGCTTCGATTGTGCCAATCTTATGCTCTTGTGTACATGGTACCATTTTATGACATTTTATTGATTTCTCTCTATTGTTTTTTATTGGCACATTTTTATTCATCGCATTAATTATTAGGTAGTGTATAATATCGGCCGTTGTGTTCAATCACCCCATGATTGTCGGCATTGATGTAAATTGGTTTGTATTTTATATAATTCGATGGCTCGAGATAATAAAAGATAAAGTTTCCGATATGCACAACATCGTTTATATCTGCTATAATGTAAAGATCATGCATCCCTGTAATCGGCGTAACATCTGATACTATATCAATACATTCTCCTGTTGTAAATGGATTGATTATACTACTTATTAATTGCCCATCTATTGAATCGATCCTCACCTCGTAATTCATCGTATACGGGTCAACATCACAATAGGTATTCATTAATAAATAAGTTTCGTTATTGAAAATAACATTATCAAACATGATCGCGCTACCCCTGTCGATTGTTACAATACTGTCGATGCATGCCCCAGCGGGATAAGTAAAATCAATTACATCGCCGATAAACAAATCCAAATCGACAGCCCTTATTGTGTCGATTGCATATAGTGTATCTTCAACTGTCATCACACAACTATCAGTCTCCGTGACCCCGCTATAAAATGTTTTGTAGCTAAATTGATCAAGGTAAGCCCAAGACTGGTTTGTACCATCATTGGAAGCCCCGATACCCCAAGTACCGGTTAAACTAAAATCTGTACGCATGGTCCCTGACAATGTTTGGTCTGAACCATCAATAAAGATTTTGCCTATTCCTGTTGATCTTCTCCCGCGTACCTCAATTAAATAGCAAGTGCCATAAGATATAACTGCGTTACTTGTGAGCGTTGCCGTGCCACCTGCCCCGTTATCAGTTACAAAGGTGATAGTATTCCCTGTGACGCGAGTAAGAGCAAATCCTGAACCACTTGCCCCTTTGTTAGATAATATCACCCCTGCATTATACCAAGCTCTGTAATATATCGAAATAACAAAGCTGTCAGCCAGGGCAATTGAACTTGTGCCAATCCATGACAGGTATACATCACCATTTACACAATAACTACCCTGACATTGATTGGTTGTTGAATACGTTGTGGAGTGGTTAGTTAGCGTAACATCTCCATAGGCAGCCGTTAAATTGTTCTCAAATAGGAATAACGCGCTATCTGCTACATTTATAGTATCGTAAAGTGTTATATGATAAGCGCAAGTATCTTCCGGTTCTGCCTCAGTTGAGTCTTTTACTGTTAATAATTCGACTTTAAAATTATCAAGATATAAAGTACCTGTTCCTAACCCTACAAGTAATTCAAAATAGGAACTAAGATCTGTTTCTATGGGACAAATATAAGTCTCAACCTTAGTAACATGACTTGTGCCTAAATTATAAATATAAGACCAATCATATGAATTTTTGTATTTATGTGCTAAATCCTTCGTTCCATAAGCAGTCCAAACGTCATAAGTAACGCGATATACACTATCTTTGTACAATGCAAAAGTAGGCGAATACACTCTTGCATTTTGCATAAAATAATCAGATCCTAAAACATTAATAACTAGCGAACTATCGTATACACCTATGTTTACATTACCCCCACCTGTTTGAAATGTAATCCATGAACCAACAGAACCGAAACCACTCTCCTCAAATATAACCGTAGAATCATAAGTATTTAAAACAAGTGGTGTAGTTGTAATAGCTTCTGTAAGTCCAGGGTAAAACATATCAGGGTCACCAGGTGATAAGGCTGAGTTACCCATTACACCAAACCAATCATTAAATTCCCACACTTGGTGTGAAAAACCTTTGCTTTCAAACCATCGGCATAAAAGAGTTGCATATTTAATTCTATTTAGTGAATCGACCAGAATAGTACTACCCCATTCACCGATGCACACAGGAATATTATTATTCGCAGCCTGAAAAGTAAATACCTCTTCAAATTCGGATTCCAGATTATCCACCATAGGCTGTATATTTTTCCAATGCACATCGGGATATCCAGAAGGATCATTGTTTAACGTGTCCCATCCCGTGTTCTGGTAAATAACCCATTTTGGATTATAATAATGTATTGATAGAATAAGGTTATCGTCATCTGGAATATAGAAATCATATAAACCATTAATGTGAGCTAATTCTAAAGGTGATACCATAATTACCCTGTCAGCATCGTATGTACGAATCGAACTTATGAGATCAAACACTAACTTATTATAAGTTGTGTCACTTATCTCGGCAGGTTTTTTACTAAATGGTTCATTAGATAACTCAAATACAACTTTGTCGTAGGTATATGCTTTAAAGTGGTTTGAAATTAATCCCCAATTAGTTATAAATAGAGTTCCTTTGGCAGCAGTATACGTATCCCATTGAGTGTAGTGATAATCAATGACAGGAAAAAGATCAAAGGATAAGCATTTATCAACGATTGTTTTCAAAGTTGAAAGCTGCGTTGAGTTTATTGTGGCATTTAGATTTTCTTCGAATACAATCCTCACCGAGTTAAAACCTGCTTTCTGAAGGCTGTCGTAATAAGCATCAGGCCATGCAGGTAAACTTCCAGAAATAATCTTATAACCATTTACACCTTTACCGATTAAAGCATTGACTTCGGCAGCGTGTTGGGCATTGACGAAATTTGTCAAGACAAGTAAAGACAAAATGTAAAATGTTTTTTTTATCATGGTACAGGCACTTTAGAATACCAGACATAAATTATAGCCGTACCATTCCCTGTATCCAAGTCACCAAGGTCAAAAGAGATCGCTTTATTATTCCAATCTCCTGCTGCATCGCCCGAAAATATATCAGCCCTACGTTGCGTATCATTTTCAGAAGTGAAAGTGGAATATCCGCAAGTCGCTATCGTTGTTGTTCCTAGTTCTAACGTGCTATTATTAGTTCCCGTGTACTGTGTTGTCCCCGCATCGAAACTTACAAAATACATTGTCGGGATAAAGGCAAATCCAGGCTCCCCTGCTTTTAAAATTAAATCTGTACCGGCTAATATGTCGGCTGATGAAATTGACATAGTAACATCCGGATTTGATACAGCAAGTAAACTGTCAGTAACATCGACCAATGTTTTAGCTATCCACACACCATCATCCGGATCGTAGAATAGTACCGATGCAGAATCGGCTTCAGGGAATCCGGGATTGTACTGGCTTATCCAACCGCCTGTACCTGTATATAAAAATATAGTATCGTTATGCTTTGCATAGGTTCCGGCTATCGGGTTTACCGGTAACTTTACGTTACGAAATTTAAGTACTGCTAACTGTGCCTGATCGGGAGAAGTTAAAATGAAAGTAAGTATAACCCCAAAAACAAATTTAAGGATGGAGTTTAATTTATACCGAGATAATGTCTTCATAGCTTATGAATATTACGTTTACGGTTCCGCCGGTTATTCCGGCATATAATGTTGTTGATTCAATAAAAGGCTCGTTTGCAGGATGAACTAAAGGATTATCGCCTTCAGCAAGTGTTATTTCAGGGATTAGATCATCAGCCCCAACAGTAGTGCCAAGTGTAAATAAAGGGGTGCCGCTAACGCGCTGGACTATGACATAAAGTAAAATTGAACCTGCAGTAACGTCTTTGGTAAATGCCGCAGACTTATTGGTATTGGTTTTATCATGCGTTTCGTATCCACCGCCACCACCATTTGCTACAAGTGCAGCAAGCTGGGCTTTTTCTTCTGTGGTATAGTTTTCTTCGGTGGCGACAAAGCCTTCCGCAGCAACAAAGCTACTTTCGTTAATAGCTGTATCCTCAATTTCTTCGGTAACCGTGTTATAAGTAGCAAAATTACCCGTAGTAAAGGAAGTAGGCTTATCGGCTTTGGCAGAAATATCGAGCTCTTCGGTAAATCCGGCAGCTGCTTCAAGCAATCCGATTCGCTGCAGTATATCTTTTATGTGGAAGGAATTGGAAAAAATGCTCATAATAAGTTATTTTAAACCCCAACCCCTTATTAAGGGGTTATAACTATAGAGCAATAATAGAAATATGATGGAAGGAACTAAAGGACAGCATTTACTGAATTACTACCGATGATATAATGCTAATAATACATATTTTAAGGTTCAAACGGTCTTTCATAATATTTGTGTCTTATCAGCCCAAAGAATACCCCGAAAGCGCAAAGTTTAAACAGAGTGTACAAAATACCATTGTTAGCAATTACTAAAATAGTTCTATCCGGCTGTGTAGTCTCGCTCAGATAGAAAATGTTTTGATGAAACCACAGTCCAATAGTAGCATCTTTCATCAACGCCCAGAATAAGATTGTTGCCGGCCATAATATCAACCCCCTCCACCTATATTTAATTATCGAATATCCACCTATGAACAATACCGAAATACCAGTAGCGAGAAGCTTAACCCCAAAAGGCATAGTGTGAAATGTATCAATATACCAGATGTTGAAGGTTAAATCACCTGCCAGACAAATCAGTAATATGAATATGTAGGTTATCATTTTATCATATATTAATAATTTATTCTCCTACAATATAAGCCCCTATATCCCATGATGCTGGTTGTTGTTTCTTTACCACAACTGGTAGTGTTATTCCATTTCCCCAATTTGTTGTTATATCTAATCCGTCATCATACGTTGCGCCAAGATCATCTCCATTTCCAATTGCATCACTTGTAATAAGAGGTATCAATGAAGTATTCAAACTAGGGTTACTGTTATATGAGTCAGCATCGTTACCTAATGCTTGCCATTGAGCAAAAGTGTAATAATTAGTACCAATTCGTCCAATTCTATTATTTAAACTATACAATACATTATTATTTGAAACGAAATCAGTATTGCTATTTGCGTCAACGTATATTAACTGTTTATTGCCTAATATTTCCTCAGCATCGGTTAGGTCTACGATAATATTATTTTTAAATTCGCATCCGGTAGAATAACCTGTATTTTCGATTATTTGACACCCGTTCAAATCCCATATAGAGTTGTCGTTAAGAATTGTATTCGAGTAAAATTTAGTATTCTTAAAACCCTTAGCAAGTAATGGGTCTTGACAATTATGTAATATATTATTAGCGCAAATTGCATTTACATTGTCTTGATTTGTTGATTTGAACCCTATGCCGATATTCGCCCCATTGACATCATTATATCTTAAAATACAGCCAGAATTTCTGGATATAAATATTCCATGTACTGTATTCGCAACTCCATAAGCTCCTGAATAAACAAAATGATTCCCTTCTATCCTTGAAGTATTCAAAAAATCATCTCCTGCGCCAACATTTTCATTACCGAGCGTTAAAGCATAACCGCTATTCGGAGATGCGTTTACAAATGAATTATACATAACTGTTGCCGGGTGACAATCCTGATCAACTGCATTAATATATATTCCACTACTCGTATTGGTTGCACCGGATATATTCATTACGTTTCTTGATACATTCGGTGTAGGCTGATCTACTAAGTAAACGCATACGCAATTATAAGAATTACTGACATTAAATGTATTCCCGTAAATATCATATACATATCTTTCCGCGTGAGCAGATGAACTTGAAATTATGTTCCCCGTTGCAATAGCAGTAAATGTATTATGCTTAATATTCATCGTTCCCGTATACGCACCGGTTGTAGCAAGAATTGAAGTTAAAGAATTACCTATTAAATTAACTGCTGTGTAACTCCCTTTGAACGATAGTAATTTTTTATCTATATTATATTTGTAATTTATCGTCATATCGGTAGACGCTGTAAACGAAACAAAATCGGTATTTGCAGAACTATTATAACATCCGGAAATATCAAGTGTTCCTGTTGCTTTTTGATTATAAATACCATAAGTAGAGCCTGAGATTACTGAGTTTGTTATATTCGTTACTATTCCAGCGAAGTTTATCCCATAAGTCCCTTTATTAATATAGCACCTATTTATTAAGGCAGCCCCTCCACTAGCAATATAAAATCCATTATCTTTAGATGTTGCATCAACATATAGTCCTTCGATTGTTGCATTTGCACTATTGCAAGTAATTGAAAAAGTTGCATTTGTTGATCTAACCTTTGTAAACCCGACTGCTCTCCATTTAAGATTTTTCGTTGCCGTCCAACGATCAGCGAATAGCTCGTAACCTGATTTAATATATATCTGTGTGCCTGCCGTTATTGTCTTAGCCTCCACTCCGATAATTGTTTTCCACGGCAAAGCATAACTACCGTCACCTGTTGCGTCAACTCCATTTATAGGGTCAATCCACAAAGCCCCAGCAGTAATTTCCGGCACATCGAAATAGTCGTTTGCATCTGTCGCACTTGAATATATTGCAATCTCTTTTATTCTTGTTGGATAAAGTTCTGAACTGTCAGTATTTAAAACACGATCTGATATTTTAAAATATATAGTCGAATCATAATCTATATTTTCATATACCATACACGGAGGCACATCGTAGTTAGTAAAAGCTGTATCGGTAGTAGAACCCGTCCATCCGAAATCAAGTAATGCTAATGTATTTAGTGGTATCCCTAAAGAATCATTTGTTATATCCCAATCAAGTCCTGGTATATCAATCGTATCAACAACAACACCTAATGAATTCACCAGATGAATTGTACCGTCTGATTCAATACCATAAGCATAATTCCAATAGCCATATACACTATCTTTAAATGGTAAATTTTCTGGTAATGAAAACCCACTCGTATACACCACATCGCGATCAAATAACAATTCGCCTCCGTAAGCTACATCAGTAGTGTCGATATCGGCGAAGTAGACTTCCTGGGCGGAGATAGTTTGAGTAATAATGGTAAGTATTATTAACCCCAAACCCCTTAAAAAGTGGCTATAACAGCTTAAGGATATAATAAGCTTTCTTACTACTTGATAATCCATATTTTACCGGTTGTGCAGGTTCCTACTTCGTCTAATATAAATACCAGGTAGTAGCTGTTCCAGTCTGTAAACTTTACATTGAAGTTCCAGACATCGCCAATTTCATCGTATAGCCGGTATTTTAATTGTCCGGCCATGGATGTTACTGTTGAAACGGCTGCCGTGTCTAATACCATCGGGTTGGGAAAGTCGGTCGAGAAGCTTTCGGGGAATATTCCTCCTTCTCCTTCTTCCAGGCTTTTACCTATGGCCAGCTTTGGAGCATTTGTGCTGCTACAGTTAAGATCATCGAACTTAACGGTAAACTCTACCACTCCATTAGTATTGTTGCGCCCTATTTTACGATACTCGATACTGTCGCCATCTGAGCCAAAGTCGGTGCCCGTGGCAAAGTTAAAGAGGGTATCAACTTTCGGAGTTTGGGCGGGGCTGGCAAGAATAAGAATAAATAACAGGGAAGCCATAGCAACCCCCCTGCTCCTGCGGAGCATTCCCCCCTTAAAAAAAAGGGGGATAATCATTGAATAAATATTTTTATGGTTCATGGTTTTATAATTAATCGGCTGCTTCGGGTGTTAATAAACTTTCCGGATTCAGACTACCGACATACCATTGTGTTGCTGAAATTCCGATAACAACCATACCGGCACCAATTAAATGGCCGGCTGTTGTGATTGATACATTATCGGATGTCGCAACTCCATCGCAAACAATACTATTGCCATTGGCGGTTGTTGCCGTTACAGTTAATGTCTGGTTTGCCGTTTGTATTAAATAATATACTACACCTACGGTTGTAGCTCCAGGATCGGGTATTGTAATTGTTGTAGTACCCGCATATGCGGCTGTTACAATTACTCCCGACTGAGTAGCATCGAGTGTTTCGGTACCGTCGGTATTTGCAACCGGAGCCGGTAGTTTAAGCTGGTTCATCAATCCGCCTGATGTAATTCCCCATCCGGACGATAATACTGCAGTAGTGCTTCCGACATCGCCTATGGTTAATGCACCTGTGCCTCCGGCACCAACTGTCAGGGCCGCATCGGCATTATTATCGGCACTGGTAATGGTTACTGTTCCGGCATCGTCGCGCGAGAAAACAATAGTTCCATCAGTCGCCTCTCCAATATCAATTGCATTTCCATTAGCCCCTGTAATATCGCCACCTGTAGCAATAATATCGCCATCGGAAGTAATATTTCCAAGTCCGGTTGCTACGCCTTCGGTTGTAATATCCCAGTCGGATGAATTTACGGCTACGGTTCCGGATCCACCACCAAGTGTTAATGCCCCTGTGGATGTTCCGGTATTGATATTGACTGCATAATTTGAGGATGGATTAAGACTAATTGCATGCCCTGAAACAGAACCCAGTAATGATGCCTTGGATATGTATTTCATGCTGCTGCCGCTTTTTGTTAGTAGGGTGTCAGGACCGGAATCTAACGTAACGGCACTTACATTTGAACTGTCGAATACCAGTGCATTAATAGCCCCAACGGTCGCATTGGTAAGCGAGTTTGCCTCACGGCCTGCAACCATGTAGGTGATTTTGTCTTTTACTCTGAGCCTATTGACAGACATGTTCGACTGGGCAAACATGGCCATGCTGAATACTGCCAATATTGATAACAGAAATAGCTTTTTCATTGTTACGAAGTTTTAGTTGTTTAATAATTTATGGACCAATGATACTGAGAGGAGAGAATGAATTAAAGGACAGGAAAAGGACCTCCCTTAATCCCTCCAAATGGAGGGAGATACTAATTGCATAGAATAGAGCTATAGAAATAGATTGTCGCGTTTTGCGCGTGATGATGCGGAAAGGCTATTTACAGGAAACAAAATTATAGAAATCGTCGGCGGTGACTTTCAGCGTGCGGAGATTGTTGCGGATAATAAATTCGGGGATTGGATCAATGTGAGACTGTATAATAACGGGTCTGTTTAATGCTTTTGCCGACCATACTTCGTGGCCGCCTTTAGTTCGAATGCATTTTAAACCTTTATATTCCAAATATTCCCTGAATAGTTTAAGTGAAATATTTTTAAGGCTTTTGTTCATGCAACGGCCGGAATGGTTACAGGCTTATCAAATTTATGGAATGGATAATTGTTAAAAATACGGCTAAAATTATCGTTGTTCTGTAATAATTGTTGCATTGACGGAGGATCCATCGGTTTACCTTTTTTCTTTATTTTCCAACCTAAGCGTTCCATGTCGGCAAATAAAGTGCCTTTATGCAGCGTATAAACAAAAAATTCAGAAAGGCTTACTTCAAAAGATTCTTTAGCTTCGTGCTCAGTTTTACCATAACCGGTAATATCGAGGGCGGGGCAATATACTATCTGGGTTCCATCTTCTACAAATTGAATCATTGCAAGATTCACGATAATTTCCTGATGGCCATTATTCCAATTTCCACTAAACTGGATTTGTTTACTCATTTGGTTAATGCGGTTTATAGTTTACTATAGGCAAAGCTATAATAATTTCAATTAATAAATGGTGATGTAGATCATCGTAATAAGGAATGGATGAAAATAAAAACCCCGGCGCGATGGCCGGGGCTGGTTTAGTTCTCGACCTGCTTTATGTGCCTGAAAGTGCGCTTCAGATCGTTGATTATTTGTGTGCAGTTGATAACATCGAGGCGGGAGTGTTCTTCATTCTCGATCATAAATGGTAAAATTTCGCCCGCTTTTTCCATGTAGTCAGATAAGGCAATAAAACCTTCGCCAAATTCATTAACCAGGGTGAGCAGCGGAGTAATGTTGTACCATTTGTTATCATAGGGATTCTTTATAATTACCAGTTGGATTTCCATTGTTTGATTAGTTTTCATAATTTTACAAAGGTTTAAATTATTTTTGACGGTTTAAACCAGCACCCATGGCAAACGTACGGCGTATGCCTGGGTGTTTTTGTCTAATTAGTTTCGAATGAAGGTTTAAGACAGCGATATACTTCGCGAAACCGGCTTTTTGTTGCAATGGCACGGATGCTGCGTTCGGTTATGATTTTTGTTTGCAGCATAATGTATCGTTCCATATCGGCGCCATTTTTATCGGGTTTATTTTCCAGCTCACGCAACTCGTGCTGAAGAAGAATGGTGCGCTTAATGGACAGATCGTGATCGCGCGAAAATCCGAAGAGAAGTTCTTCGATTTGCGTATAGACCCAAAGTTCGAAAGCAGGATTTAACCAAGCGGCAAATTTAAGGGCCAGAATACGGTGCATCCATGTACCTGATTTTTGCCTGGAAATGACCAAATCAGATTCTTTTTTTATGCTTAAATAAGGAGAATTCTCCTTTTTTAAACATTCCTGAATGAATGCTTTTGTCTCATCATTCTTTAGAAAATCTTTGGGAAGTTTATTGAAAATTTTTCCCATTTGTGTGGCATTAACCATTACATTTTCGTTTAAGATGGAAGGTTCAAAGGCTACCGATGCACCTCCATAAGATTTTGCAATTACCATATTTATTAAGATTTAAATTAATAATGAACAAATATATATGAAATAATTGTAAATGAGTGCATATAAATGCCGATAATTTTATTTAATTTAAATGCAATTGAATAATTTTACACAATGAAAGAAAATATTACATTCAGATTTGATAAAGAAATAATGGATAAACTCCGTAGAAATGCGCAATTAGATAACCGTACTTTAAATAATTATGTCGAAACATTTTTAAAGCGGCATCTCAATAACGAATAAAAAGGAAACCTGGAGTGAGAGCCCCGGGTTTTTTATTTAGTCCACCTATATACAGGTCCTCCAACAAATGGAGCCGTCCAACCTATTATAGGATTATCTCCTGCATATTTTTGAACCGTTTCCATTGTCTCTTTTGCCGACTGAATTTCTTCGTACGATATTTTTGCGGCGATACCGGCTTCTAATAATGCATTAAGCTTTTGTAATGTTGAGACCATCAGGGGGCTTAGTATCAGCGTTTGTTGCTGTTGAACAGGAGATGAAGTCTCTGAAATATTACCCTCGGCATATTGCGGCACACGATGACTATAGATGCGATTAAGCAGGTAAGGATCGTTTATCTCAATATTACGCAGGGTAGGAGAGTCGATTACCATTTCGCGGCCATGGTCGGCAACCAGGGTAGGTTCGGAATATACCCCTGTTTGCATATCGCCGTCCCAGGGAACGGAGTAATTTATATTGTCGTTGGCGCCGGTTACATTGTAACGGCCTTTGGCAAGCTGGTTAACTTTATTGTATTCAGCCACAGCAACAGCCTCTTCGGAAATTCCCAAGCCTAAATTAATAGCAGACCATGGTAAACCAAAAGTCAAAGGTGAACTGGCTATTGATTTGGCAACAGCTTCGGCTGTTTTTGCAATAATACTTGCAGATGTAATAATTAATTCAATAAGCGCATATTTTTTCTGAATCTCTTTTTGTTCCTTGGCGAATTTATCTTCGAGTGATTTGCGTTGTGAATTATATTGGGTTTCTGAAATCAGACCCTTATCATATCTTTCCTGGAGTGCATCAAGTTCTTCATCTTCCCGTTTTTGCTGCCTGTCGAGTTCATTATCGCGCAGAGCAGATATATTTTGCAATGCCTGGCTTGTAATAGCTTCTGTTATCGCATTTGCTTCAGTGGTAGCTTTTACCAATTTATCATATTCCTCAGAGTTTTTCGATTCGCGGATTCTGCGATATTTATCCCGGATTGCGTTTAAAGCGATTTGATATTCTTCCTCTGTAAAAATTCCGGCATCATGCAAATCAGTTAGCATATCAATTTCCATCTGCTCGAGTTCGTCGGCAGTGAATAAGTTATATTCCTGTAATGCCTGGAACTTTTTCTCTTGAAAGGCGAATTCGTCGGCTTGAATTTTATCGTTCTTTTCCTTATTCTGCTTAACGATAATATCATTAACTGCCTTATCGCGCTGTGCTTCTAACGCTTTAATATCGGCAATATCATTACCGGCATTCATCGCCTGCTCAATAATGGCCTCATATTTACGCTGGCAATCCTCTACTTCCTTTTCATTGGCCGTTGCCTGGCTGCGATATTCATCATCGATAAGTTGCTGTAATGATTTAAGGGCATCGGCGCGCTTTTTAAGGATCTCATCCTGAGCTTTCTTATCTTCTTTAATAGTATTATCAGTTTCCTTCTTTTTCGATTTAATATTTTCCTCGATCAATGAATTTTTACGGGCCTCTGTACGCTGCGTATTTTCGTCGGCTGATGCCTGGGCGTTATTAAATTCGATATATAATCGCGCCATCTCATCGAGAGTTTCAGCGTTTAAATCGGTATATTTTGCCCGCATTTTAGCAAAATCAACTATAGTGCTATCGGTAGCTGCAATTCTCGCATTTACTTCGGCATATTTCTTTGATTTTGATAGCATTTCGGGTGAAATAATTTCCTCTAATTCAGATCGATCCTGTAATAGCTTATTATATTTGTCAGCATCAGCAATGATGCCCTTATTTGTTTCGTAGTTCAGTAAATTTGCCTTAACAATATCTTCCGTTATACCCAGCCTGATAAAATCATTTAATTTAGCCTTAAGAGCTTGTTCAGCAATACTTGAACGGGTTTTGCCCAGTTCGTTTTCGCGCAATATAATAGCATCGGCAGCAGCAATACGTTCTTCATCGGTTTTCAGCACATTACGTAATATTTTAAGCTGCTTTTGTTTAAATACATTAAACTCAGATTCAGCAACGGTTAAGGCCCTGGAACGGTCCTGTACCTGATCCATAATTTCGGCGTATTCTGCAGCAGCCTTTGCAGCGTTAAGAAGGTTCGATAAAAGATTTTTAAAGTCACCTTTCGCAATTGTTCGAAAGAATTCTGACGTTACACCTTTAGCCACTGTAATGGCTTTTTCGTATTTATCCTGGAGCGTGTCAGTAGCTCCCAATACTTTTTTACCAAATGATACTAATGCTGCGCCTGCTGCAGCGAAACCAATTGCCGGCAACAGGCTTTTAATGGCGCTGAAACCCTTTTTAAGATTCTCCGAGCCGGCTTTTACATTATTTAACTGGCCCTGCGTGGCTTTTAATTCGTTATTCAGCTTATTCCACCTGACAGGATCGGCGGATTTTGTCATGTTATTGAGCTCTTTTTTAAGCTCATTAGCCCGTTTGGTCAGTTGCGAAGCAGATAGGCCCGTAATGCCAATCTCCTTTCGGAGTAGTTCCATCTTTGCCCGGTTCTGGATTATGGCGTTGCTATTTTCCCTATAAACGGTATTCAGGTTCTTCCAACTGTCGCCATTTTTTTTACCGTCGGCTTCGAGCTTGGCCATAGCAAACCTCAATTGCTTATTTTTATCGATAAGCGCACCCGTTGCACCTTCGAGTTTAGCAAGTTCAGCCTGGCTCTGAGTGGTAGTTGTCCGTATTTCGGTTTCAATGATTTCTCGCTGTATGGCCATTTTTTTATACTTTACTGTTTAAGCCTGCCTCCAATTTACCTGTATAATTCTCGCGGATATTCTCCCATAATCCATACTGCAGCGCCGGGTATGTTCTGCCGTATAAAAATCCATAGAGTACCTTATTATAAATCTGCACGTAGTTACGTTTCTTTTTACCCATAGCGGTTTTTTTCAGATCGAGAAACCGGATAGTGCTTATATAATTTATGATCAGTTGTACCCGTCCGGATGAAGTAATTACATTAAAATTACGTCCCCCCAACATACGCTCCAGATTACCCGACTGCCGGTGTAAAAATGTGCGCTGCAGATATCGTTGATTGGCCAGAATACCAGAACCAGCAGAGTAGAATATATCGGCTACCTGCTGGTTAAAAAATGGCTTCTTTGTAAACGATTGCGAGAGCATAATCTGAGTTATAATAAATCGTATCCTGCTTTTCGAAACATCATAGTCCAGCCAACGGAATTATTCAACTCGCGCATAAATACCGGGGTAATTTCATTCGGGAAAGTCAGGTCCTTAAGCCAGGGTATTTCGCGCTGGTCGGCAAGCATTCTATCGCGTATTACCTTGATATTAGCCAGCATTTCGTCGCCCAACAAGACCTCCTCGGCAAAATCGATACTTTCGGTATCGATAGGCTCGGCAACAGTCACCGCCAACTGAAATTCGTGATACTGACGGTTTACATTATCCCTTGAAATAGTAACAGCGCCATAATCGATGAACATATAGCGGCCTTTAACCTCGTTTATTTTTTTCAATACCGTAGCCTCGTCGATTCCAAAGATATAATCGAGTATCCCTGGGATCAACGAATGTACCGTGAGCGCGTTGATTTCCGCCTTAAAAGCATCATACCCAGTATAGGTTGACGTCTCGCGGTTAAATGAGCGCAATACCCCGGTACGATCGGGGAACTTTGCGAAATAAACGAAAGTATCTTTTAGCAGGCTCATACAAGTTCAAGTATTAATTTCAGGGGTATACCGGTAGTATTAGCGACATCGACCGGTTTAATTTTACCGGATATCATAGACCGAAGCTGATCGATAAGGATCTTCTTCATTAAATCGAGCAATTCCATTACTCCGTATTTACCCACCTGGTCGGTCGGACCGTAACCAGCTTTTGAAACAGAATAAATCATATCGGAAGGATCGGAGGGGATCCCTTTTGACTTGGAACCGATCCACAGGATCGAATACTGTGTTTTTGTACGGATCCATTCGTTTATGGCAATGAAATTGTACATTACAGCAAGCTTGAAATCGACAGGAACTTCCGAAAACAATCCGGATCGGCTGAATGCTTCTGCACTTGAATAGGGTTGCTCATTGAAAAGTATTGCAATAAGCATGTTAAGATGTGATTCCTGCTTTTCCTTTCCATACCGGTTAATTACAGCAAGCGTATCGACATATTGTGTTGCAGTAAGCGAAGTATTAATGAACCCGGCATTGTTGGTAAATGTATAAGCCTGGTACGTTCGCCGTTTAAGTCTTAGCTGTGTTATCAGATTTTTGCCGAAAACCATATCGAAATCGAAAGCAGCTTCCATTGCAGATGCTACTCTTACCTCCGGAGTTTGTTCAAGCTCGTGGGGAAGGTATTTGGTTAATTTCATCTGTACATCAGGAGAGAGTTGTTGAAAGCTTTCGTTATTGTACATGTATTTAAAGAAGAATCGGAAATTAGAGCTTGCCAGGTAAATATTCTCCCAGAAATTATTTGCACGGACATCGGCCGGAATTTTTAACGATGCCAGGTAAATAAAGAATTCGGCACGTGCATGAAGAAGAGTGATCTTTTTATCCTTTAAGCGATGGATAATACTGAATATCCGAAGCGCCTGATCCTGGTCCAGTTCTTCCCATTCCGACGGGAATTCATATTCATGTTTCAGCAGGACCTTGATCATATACCAGGATAGTAAAATTTATTATCTACATCGTTCTGATTAGGCTCGAGTTCTGTATCGTCGGTACTACCTACAAGGTTAAGCTTACGCATACCATTTTCGATGCTGTTGAAATATTTACGTGCTTTTGCAAATATTTCGGCCGCGATAGAACCAGCATCGGCGGATTCGTTATAACCTGTACGGATTGTTTTAGTCTGCTCGTTGGTGACTGATTTACGAATAGATTCTGGCAGATTAAGAATGTCGAAACGTTTTATAGCCAGGTACATGGTGTAATAAACCAGAGCACGTTTAACTGCAGTTACGATTTCTGTTTTTATGGCATTCTTTTCTGTTTCCCCGTCGACAGGAGTATTAATATCAGTCCAAGAACCTATCCGGGTGAGAATTTCGTCATTGATAACCTCTTTCTGCAGAAACATGGTACGTACAAAGAAATAAGAGGATCCGTCAATGCTGTAAATACGATCAAATTCTTTATAATCGGAAACAATAAGCTCGGCACGCTCGATGTAAGTTTGAGTTGATGGCCAGTCAGTAAATGTTAATTGCTCAGCATCGAGGTAATTGATAATATCGTTTAGTGCATTATACCCATTCAGGCGATATTTATCCATAACCGCATCGACCTGGTATTTATACATATCTTTTGTTGTATCGAGAGCGGATTGCATAGGGAAGCGCTCCTTCTGAGTGAAATTTGCAAGAGCGATCTGAATATATTCCATCAAGATATTTTTCTTAGCATTAGTACGATCGGTACCTGTGTGGTAAGCAAGAATATCGTCCCATAAAGTTTGCTCAATGATGTTAAAAACAAAGGGTTTTGCTGAGTTGAAATCAGGAGCAAGCTCCTCGATTTTAGTAGAGGCATCGACACCGCGAACATACAGGCGAAACTCATCGATGGTTTTAAAGAATGAAATGGCCATATCATTTTTGGTTTTGAATGCGGTTTTGTGATGAAATATCTTCCTGTCGTGCAGGCATTACAGAGTAAAACCCAATACGCTTACCCGATGCATATTCTTCAGGAAAGTTTATGCGCAGCGCAAAATTAATATCCTGGGTAGTTACATATTCAGCAATAGTAAGATTCGATAAATAGATAATGTAATTGTAGTAAGCATCGGCGCCAGATTTGGAGATCACCCCCTCTTTTGTGATGTTTGAAAGAGAAGCATCGACACCCTTTGAGGATAATAGAACATTATCGGCACGGGCATCATAAGCTACCAAAGCGTCGATATATTCCTTGTATTTCATTGGAATTTCAACGAACTCCCATTTCTCTTCGGCTGTTCCTGGATTATATTTGAATGATGCATAGAGCTTACCCTGATTACCCTCTCCGCTTAATACTTTAGATATCTTCTTAAGTTCGGAATTGACATATTTTGTCATTAACTCCTCTCTAAATTCAGTGCCAACATCGATAACATCGTCGCCAACTTTTAACGTTACCAATGTTTTGCTTTCAGCCTGCCGATCGAGATTTTCCTTACATATCTGCTCGAGATATTCTTTTTTGGTATTATACCATGCAACAGGGATAATAATATGCAAACGAGCTGCGAGTGAGTTTTCAATGAAAGAATTAATGTTTTTAGGCGTACGTGACTGTCCAATGATCCATTCCTTTACGCCTTTATAGAATGAATTGTAAGCGTACACTTCCTCTCCAAATGAAGGGTTTTTGGAGTATGATATGGCCGAAGAATAGGCTAATGGATTCGCATGATCAAACCTACGATATATCTTAAAGGCATTAGCAGTAGGATAGTTCCAGTTACCTACCAGGATGAATTGAAAGTCGCTATCTTCAAAATCGTCGGCATACTGATTGATAATGCGCTTGGTACCAAACCGGCAACGTGTCTGGCTTATATGTTCAAGCCCAGCCACAGGCATATCACCTGCAATACGTCTGGCTGCAGTAAATCGCCAGCGAGACCAGTGCGATTCCATATAATAGAAATCGCGGATAACCTTATTGAAATAGATCTGGTAGTTATCTTTTAAGCCATTGGTATGCCAACTATCGAGCCAATCGAATATGCGTTGATCGGAAACCCACTTTCTTTCAGGTTTTCCTGATGCGTAATCATCGATGTATATTCCTGGGCCCTTACCATATAGGAAACGTATCTGCTTTTCGATCAATTCAGGTAGCAATCTATTGCCACCTATCATTGTTTTGACCTCCTGCGGCATCAGGTTATCATCACCATTGAATAGGACATTAAACTGTCCAACCTGGTATATTAGTGGTTTGGCATAACCAGGGAATTCATCGAAGTTAATTACACCAGGTATGGTAGTATCCAACTTCTGCCCTATAGTAAAAGTAAATACATCATTACCTTCTTTGATTACTCCAGCTCTACCGTAATTGTCAATTGTCATACCAATTTATTTTATGTAATTCAAAGTTGTCATTAGGGAATCCAACATAGCGTATGAGAGCGCGATAACATGTCTGATGCTTGCCTTCTCCATCAAGGAATAGGAAGTAATTATCTGAATCTATTGACCATCGTTCTTCAGGTAATTGAGGACGCACTTTGCATCCTTTCTTTGTAATAAGCTCAGATGATGCACTGGCATTAGCCCTGCTATATGGGAAGAATGATATAGTAAAGCATCCATCAGGGAGTTTAGATACATCATGCATCATGCGAAGCGCATCAATACCTTTGATCATATTCATGATACAATATTCACGAAGAATATGTTTGATAAAAAGGACAATAAGAGCCATGTAACTTGATCATATTTCCCTATTATTAGTACTTGCAATGCGTCGACGCAAGTT